AAGAAGGCGAATTAGACGGCGATATCGAAGATAAAGTCGACGAGCTTGAATCAGAACTTGACGATCTCAAAGCAGAATTTGAAAAACTTTTAGCAGATGAAGAAGGCGATGACGCTGAAGACGCTGAAATGGATGCCGGTGATGAAGAAATGGGCGACATGGAAGACGAACTTGATCTTGAGTCTGTTGAATATGATTTAGACGAAGAAGCAGAAGAAGTTGACGAAGAAGTTGTTGAAGAAGCAACTAAACTTCAAGATAAAGTTGCAGATCCTAAAGCAGGTGAAGCAGATGCTTCTAACAGCAGTTCACCATTCACTAAAAAGCCAGCACCAACAACAGTTAAAGGTGCAGGTCAGCCTGTAAAAGCAAAAGATGGCGGTGATGGCGATGCTGGTGCTAACAAAGCAAAAGATCACACACCTACAGACAACATTGATGTTGAACCTAAAAAGGCTTAATTGTCCTTTTTACTTGTAGGAGTAACAAACTATGATGGCTAGAAAACTTTACGAATACATGAGCCCGGAGCAATCCAGGGTAGAAATCATGGAGTCGCAAGACGGAAAAGATCTTTTTATGGCAGGTCTTTTCATCCAGGGTGAAGTCAAAAACCAAAACGGTAGAGTTTATCCAAAAGATGAAATTGCTAAAGCAGTAGAAAGTGTAAAGCAAAGGCTATCAAAAGGTGAAACTGTAATGGGTGAATTAGATCATCCAGAAGAATTACAGATTAATTTAGACCGTGTATCTCACATTATTACTGATATGTACTGTGAAGATTCAAACGGGTTAGGAAAACTTAAAATTATAGATACGCCGATGGGTAATATTGCGAGAGCATTATTAAAAGCAGGCGCGAAACTGGGCGTTTCAAGTAGAGGAAGCGGTAATGTTAACGAATCAGGCAAAGTTTCTGATTTTGATATCGTTACAGTGGACATTGTGGCCCAGCCCAGTGCACCTGATGCATACCCAAAGACAATCTATGAAAGTTTATTTAACATGCGAGGCGGTGCTATGTTACATAGCATTGCTGAAGCAGTGACACACGAAAAAAGTGCAGAAAAACATTTGATGAGGGAAATCACTCGTCTCATCAATGAACTCAAACTATAGAGAGTAGGAGACTACTATGGCAGTGACATTTAATGACTTACTTGAAGGTGCAGAATTAACTGAAGAAGTTAAGACTAGCCTACAAGAAGCATGGGAACAAAAAATCTCAGAAGCAAGAGATGAGTTGACTGCTGAATTAAGGGAAGAGTTTGCTCAAAGATATGAGCATGACAAATCTACAATCGTTGAAGCCGTGGATACATGGTTCACCGAGCAACTTAAAGCAGAAATCGCAACTATTGCAGAAGAGAAAGACAACCTAGCAAACGATAGAGTCAAATATCACAAGTCCATTAGTGAACATGCAAAACTACTTGATAAATTTGTAACTGAAATGGTTGCAAAAGAAGTTAAAGAGCTTCGTGCTGATAGATCAAGAGTTAGTGAGCATGTTGCAAAATTAGATGATTTTGTAACAGAATCACTTGCTGGCGAACTAGCAGAATTCCATGAAGACAAAAAATCATTAGTAGAGCAAAAAGTCAAAATGGTTAAAGAAGGCAAAAAGCAACTTGCTGAAGCCAAAAAAAGATTTCATCTCTAAAGCCGCTAATAAAGTCGAAGGCGTTATTAACAAGGTTATTAGTGAAGAAGTTAAATCTTTCCGTGATGACATCACAAAGGCTCGTGAAAATGACTTCGGTCGTAGAATTTTTGAAGCCTTTGCAAGCGAATATGGTACTAGTTACTTAAACGAAAGCAAAGAAATCAAAACAATACAGAAAACACTAGCCGAAATGGAAATCAAACTTGCTGAAGCAAACGAAAAGATTGCTGAAAGTGAGGATTCAGTTAAATTAACTGAATCAAAGTTAAGAGTCGCTAACGATCGATTCGAAAGAAAAGAAAAGTTAAACGAACTTTTAGCACCATTAGGCAAAGAGAAGAAAGAAATTATGTCAGACTTACTTGAAAGTGTGAAAACTGAAAACCTTGAAAAGGCTTTTAACAAGTATATTTCAAGTGTATTAGAAGGTGAAGCACCAAGAGTGAAGAAGACATTGTCAGAATCAGTTGTGAAGAAAGAGCACACTGGTGATAAGAAGGCAACTGCATCCGCAGAAGCCAATGACAAAGCGGATGATATTGTTGAAATAGATATGATCCGTAAATTAGCCGGACTTTCAAAATAAAGGAGCAAAGAAATGGCAGAATTATTTGAAAGCAACTGGTCCGCAACTAAAGACGCCTTGTTAGAAGGTCTTTCTGG